GATAATAATGATTTTTGGTGGTTGATTGGAAGATATATTGGTGATGGTTGGATGAGACATCAAAGCGGTATCATAATTTGTTGTACTAATAAAAATGATAAAGAACTTATTGATATTAGTGAAAGATTAGAAAGATTAGAATTTAACGCAACTGTTGTTAGAGATGGGTCAACCTATAAAATACATTTACCAAAAAAAGAAATTGGTTTATTTGTTGAACAATTTGGTAAATATGCTCACGGTAAAAGATTAAATAATACTATTTTAGATTTACCGATTAATTTATTAGAATCATTTATTGAAGGGTATTTTTCTGCTGACGGTTATACAATGAAAAATGGTTTAAAAAGATTTACAAGTGTGAGTCGAGAATTAATATATGGTATCGCACAGTGTGTTAGTAAAGTTTATAAAGTACCATATTCTATCTACAAAACAGAAAGACCATCAACCTACGTTATTGAAAACAGAGTTGTAAACCAAAAAGACACATATCAAGTAACATTTAAAACTGAAGAAATAAAAAGAAATAAAATATTCTATGATAATGGATATGTTTGGTCAAAAATTATTGGTATTGAAAATACTGAAAAAAATGATTCAGTTTATGATATTGAAGTAGATGAAGATCATTCATTCACAGCAAATGGTTGTATCGCACATAATTGTCAAGACATTTCAATTTCTGGTGTACAAAGAGGAATTAAAGAAGGAACAAGAAGTGGACTATTGTTTGAAGTTGAAAGATTATTAAGTGCTAATAGACCAAAGTTTCTTTTAATGGAAAACGTCAAAAATCTAATATCAAAAAACCACATAGAAAACTTTCAAAAACATATCTATTTTTTAAGAGGTCTTGGTTATAGTTCATTTTGGAGAGTACTTAATGGTGCTGATTTCGGTTGTCCCCAAAATAGAGAAAGAGTTTTTATGATGTCGGTTTTAAATAGTAGTGTTGATGAAGTTAAAGAAAAGATGATGAACGTTGACAACTATAAAAGAACAAGAGTTTCTATGAGAGCCCATATTGAACAAAATTTTGATGAATCATTAATTGTTAATTGTCCGTTTACACCACACACACCAAAAAAACATACAATTTGTAAGTTAGTCGGTAGAAGGGATGATGTTAAATATGATCAAGCTAGAAGAATTTATTCTGTTGATGGTTGTTCACCTTGTTTAACAACAAGTGGTGCGCCACAAATTTTAACTGAAGATAATAGAGTAAGAACTATTACAGCAAGAGAAGGTTATAGATTTATGGGTGTTAGAGAACAAGATATTAATTTACTACTAACAACTTCATTATCAAACACAGCACACGTTTCTTTAGCTGGTAACTCAATATGTGTTCCAGTTATGGAAGCAATATTTTCAGAATTTTTTTCGGATTATATTGTAAAAAAAGAACCAATATTGTCAAACCCTTTTATTGACGAATTTAATGACTAAAACACTTTTAGTTGATGGTAATAACCTTCTAAAAATTGGATTTCACGGTGTTAGAGACTTTTTTAATAAAGGAGAACACGTTGGTGGTACTTGGCACTTTTTAAACACACTAAGAAGGTTTTTAGAAGAAAATAACTATAATAAAGTTGTTGTATTTTGGGATAGTGAAACTGGATCTTCACAAAGAAGAATTATCTATCCCAAATACAAACTTAATCGTAAACAAAAAAACGAAGACGATTTTAAAGAACAATCTTTTATTACTCAAAAAAACAGAGTAAAACAATACCTAGAAGAAATGTTTGTAAGACAATTAGAAGTAGAACAATCGGAGGCCGACGATTTGATCGCATACTATTGTCAAATTTCTGAAGATGAGGACAAAACAATATTTTCATCAGATAGAGATCTAACACAACTTATTTCTGAGAAGGTAACAATATATTCACCCCAACAAAAACGATATTATAAGAATGGTGATGGGATTAAAATTTATGAATCCGAAATACCACACTATAATGTTAAAACCTATAAAATATTAACCGGTGATAGTTCGGATAATATTGATGGTATTTTTTATTTGGGTGAAAAAACATTTCTCAAGTTGTTTCCTGAGATACTTGATACAGAGTTAAAATATACCGATATTTTAACAAAGGCAGAACATTTATTAACAGAACAAAAAGGAAATGTTGCTTTACAAAATTTACTTAGTGGTAAAACCAAAGAGGGAATATTTGGAGAGGAGTTTTTCACAATCAATGAAAAAATAGTGGACTTAGCTAATCCACTCATTTCAGACGAAGGAAAAGAATTAGTAAAACTGTATTACTCAGAGTCACTGGATCCAGACGGTAGAGGACACAGAAATCTAATTAGAATGATGATGGATGACGGATTCTTCAAATTTCTCCCAAAGGGTGATGACGCTTGGGTAAATTTTTTAAAACCATTTTTAAAACTATCAAGAAAAGAAAAAACAAATTTTAGAAACAAAACAAAAAAGTAAAAAAATGAGAGAACAGGATATAACAAAAGTAGAATTTTTGTTAATGTGTAATGACAACATCGTAGTACAACGATTTTTTAATGTGAAAGGGTTTAATAAAAATGCCCACAAATCAGAAGAATTTTATGACTACATAAAAACTTTCTGTAATGAACTTCAGTACAATTTGAAGATGAGATCAGTTGTTTATATGTTGGACAACCAATATGAAATTTCTGAAAATCCAGAAGTGTTAAACACATCAATTACGGACGGTAAAGAAAATTTTAACCTCTATATTAAGGTAGAAAATATGACAATTTGTCATAGATCATTTGATGCAAAAGTATACCCCCCAAAGGTCAGATATACCGTAGACCTACGCCCAAAGCTGAAAACCATATTATCTGAACTTACTGACATTTTTTCAGGTAAAAAATTTAATTATTTTTATCCACAATTTATTCAAAACTAATAGTATTTATCATTACTGATAGGAGGAAAAAATTATGGCGACAAACAAAAACTTTGAATATCTTGGCAACAATTTTCAAATACAATTACTTAACCAAATCATTGTAGACAAAGACTTTTCACATTCGATTATTGATGTAATAGAAAACAATTATTTTGAAAACAAGTACTTCAAAATCATTATTCAAATGATAAAAGAATACTATAAAAAGTATGATCACACACCATCATTTGACACATTAGAACAAGTCGCAAAATCCGAATTACAACAAGAAACTGCGGTTAAAGTAGTTCTTGATACAATTAAGAAAATCAAGTCTGCACCTATTGACGGAGTGGATTTCGTACAAGAAAAGGCACTTAAATTCTGTAAACAACAAGAATTACAGAAGGTAATGAAAAAGGCTCAAAAAATTATTGACGGTGGTGAATTTGAAAACTACGACACCCTTGAAGAATTAGTAAGAGAAGCATTACTTGTTGGCTCAAAAGATACCAGCACTATGGATGTCTTTTCAAACCTAGACCAAGTTCTTGACGACGACTATAGACACCCAATTCCTATGGGTATACCAGGAATTGATAGGTTGTTAAAAGGAGGTCTTGCAAAAGGCGAGATTGGGGTTATATTAGCACCAACCGGAGTTGGTAAATCAACAATACTTACAAAGATTGCAAACCACGCTTTTAATCTAGGATTTAATGTCTTACAAATATTTTTTGAAGACAACCCAAAGGTTATACAAAGGAAACACTTCACACTTTGGACAAAGATTCACCCTGACGAATTGTCAGAAAAAAGAGAAGATGTGATGAATAAGGTAAAAGAAATCGAAAGTACAATGGAAAATACTTTAGATTTGAAAAAACTTCCATCCGATACAAAAACAATGCTGCAAATTAAGAATGAAATAAGAAAGATGATTGCAGATGGTACAAAAATCGATATGGTTGTTTTGGACTACATTGATTGTATAGTTCCAGATAAAAACCTTGGAGATGAATGGAAGAGTGAAGGCTCGGTAATGAGGGGTTTTGAGGCTATGTGTCACGAATTAAATATTGTTGGTTGGACAGCAACCCAAGGAAATAGATCCTCAATTTCATCGGAAGTTGTAACGACTGACCAGATGGGAGGATCAATTAAAAAGGCACAAGTTGGACACGTTATTATTTCAGTAGCAAAAACATTACAACAAAAAGA